GATACGCATACGTTCTGATGGCGAAGACCCCGGCCCTGTTCCAATTGCCTTTGTGTAGAACAACATATTTGTGCCAGCGGCGACACCACTAAAGTTTTCTGCGGCAACTGCCTCAATCATTGCTTCAGCGGCGGCGTTGCTGTTTGCGCTGTCTGTACCTTTCCAAGCATAAGAACCTAAACTTTGACCACTGGTTGGGGACGCACTTGCGTTACGAATCAATTGGATGCCGCCACCTTGACCACCTGTAAGGATGTTTTCATTTGCAAGGGCAGAAGAAATTGCGCCCAAATACAAATTCCCACTTGAATTCAGCACCATAGCAGACGCTGGTGCAGTTCCCGCCACTTGGAAAGCGTCCGTGCTGCCAGCAGTTCCTGCGCCCTTTACTCGGAATGTGCCGCTAGAGTCGATACGGGCGGCCTCTACACCGCCTTCAGAAAAAGCAATGGTGTCAGCAGCAGGGAAGAAAATACCTGTGTTGGTGTCTCCTGTAGTGGTGATGGCAGGAAGTGCCGCTGTTCCAGCGGAGAATGTAGCTACACCAGTAACAGTCAGAGTGCCGTTGACGGTAAAGTTACCAACAGTAGCAGAGCCAATTTCAATAAAGTCAGAGCCGTTCCATGCAACGACAGCACTTGCGCCGTTGGGAATAGTCAATCCTGTCGTTGGGCCAGCACCAACCAACTTGACAGAAAATCCGCCTGTCGTAGCGTTAATGATGGTGTAAATCTTTGACTGGGCAGGAGCCGTGATTGTGCGTAAAACCGTTCTTGCTCCCGAACACAACAAAATAGCCTGCCGTGAAGTATTTGCTGCGCCGGTAGTCGTTGTCAGTGTGACATCTGCGTCAGTGCTTAAAGTGGTTGTTCCCGCAATGGCGGAGTCCAGTAACGCAGTGATTTCAGTGTTGACCGTGCTGCCCCATGTGCCGGACAGTTCGCCGGTAACGGGTAAGGCCAAGCCTAAGAGTGATGTATATGCTGTTGCCATTTTTTACCTCAAGTTACGACTTCTTCCCAATTTGGGGTTTGAACATCTGAAATGTTCGCCCAGCCGGGAGTTTGCGGATTACTGATATTCTGCCAGTTTGGAGTCTGACTGTCATCTATGATTGCCCAATAAACCGCAATCACAGATCCTACTGTTCCCAAAGCCTGATTCCCTGTTAAACCAAATGTTCTTGCACCCACTCCAACCGATCCAACAGCCGCACTGGAAGCGTTACCAGTCAGAGCAATAATTAGTTCATAACCAACTGAGCCAACTGCGCCATCTGCTTGATTGCTTGGAAGCGGGACAATGACCGCATTTGCAACTCCTAAAGCCTGCACACCCGTCAAATCAATCGAAGCACTTTGGACAACTGTGCCAACTGCACCTGCCGCCGCATTCCCAGTTAGTACAACTTCTTTGCCGTGGGTTACTGTCCCTACAAAACCAGAAGCTTCTACTCCCGTCAAGGCCAGTAAGGTAGCTCCCCGAGAAACCGTACCTACATCCCCGCTTGCCAAGTTGCCGGTCAGGGCAACATCCTTGCTGTGGTCAACAGTACCAACCGCACCAGATGCCGCCACACCAGTTAGAGCAATTGCAAGACTGGGTACTGCGCTGCCTACATTTCCAAAAGCAACATTTCCATCTTCCGCTGGGCTGTTTGTCTCGACAACATCCCCAACATCCCCAGAAGCCGAAACCCCACTTAGTGCAACAACTCTCTCAGGCGTGACCGTTCCTACGGTTCCTGTTGCTTCATCCCCCGATACTTCAAGAGTGCCGCCCCAGCCGTTTGCGCCCCAACTGCCGTCGCCCCAGCCGAGAGACATGGCCTACCCTTAAGTAGTTGCCAAACGCAACAATGCGGTTGATGTGGTGTTCGATGGCATTGTCAAAGTGAAAGTACCCGCCGTGATGGTCTGTGAACCAAACGTGTGGACACTGATAGCCTTGTTGCTTTGAGTCGAGTTGTACAACAACACAGTATCAAACGCCGTGGTCAATGTCACTGTGGTGTAGGTGATTGAAGCTGAAGGCGTAAAAAACGCCACGCCAGCAGTTGCTGAAGTGTTGGTCGAAGTTGGAGCCGTTGCATTCGTTACCACCACTCCGCCAGCGGTATAACCTGTACCAGAGACTTCGTTGGTTGCTGAATAAACCGTGGTAGACGCATTGACCGTAGCCGATGTCAAATACAAAGCCGCTTTAAGCGTATCTGTCGTTGGTGCGGTCAAACTGCCACGGGACACAAGCGTTGCAGTGCCAAGCTGATGCTCACCAAGCATAAGCTGGCTCAGAAAAGAAGTACACATTGATTGAGTATTTGCCACTTTATTTCTCCTTTATCCGATTGATGCTGTTTCGCCGCCGCCAAAGACTGGCATTTTCTTTAAGGTCACATGGACAGAACGATGAACAAGCTCACCCTCTAACCAATACTCAACCCATGAGGTTAGTTCATTGTCATTATCGACTGTACCCTCTCGCTTTTCAAGCAAAGATTCGTCCATGTCGCCTTTGGTTGTAGTGACTAGCATTATGCGATCCTTATGATTGCTGATGTGTTTGATACAGCGGGGAACTGTACCGTGAATGTTGTAGCACTTGTCTTATCTGCGCCAAAATCTAAAACGCAAACTGCGGGGTTTCCACCACCGTTTTGGTAAATCAAAGCACCACGCGAAGTAAGAGCCGAAGTCCACGCTGCATTGTTAAACGAGATAAAGGCGGTGTTGCCTGAATTGCCTACCGTGGGAGTTTGGGCAATCGTGAGTGCCAACCCACCAGCCGTGTACCCAGAAGCCACAACCTCGCCCGTAGCCGTATAAGCCGTGGTAGAGGCATCAAGTGTGGCTGCATTGGTATAGAGTGCAATATAGAACGTCCCCGAAGTAAAGTTGAACGTACCGTTCATCAACCCAGTTTTAAAGACATTGCAGGAGAAGTTGCCGGTGAATGCCATCAACGAACTCCACTATTCTGAGGCAAAGGCGCTTCCCGATACTGCCCACTACGATACGCGTCGCTGCGCTCTAAACCATCTCCCAAACGCTTGGCCAAACCAAGAGCTTCTTTATATTTTCCGTCATACAACGCAATCAAATCTGGCTCACCCTTCATGAAGGTGTATGCCTCAACCAAAGAACCATACAACAGCACGGTATCAAAGTTGTCACCCAGCCAAGTTGTTGCTGCTGTAGTAATTGACGCAGGATAATAGTAGTAGTGAAGCTCAACGCTATAAGTTGCATTAGGTGTTGGGCCAAGAATAAAGCTCAACTCATTTGTTGGTAAAGACGGTGGCCCTACTGTTGTAGCAGGGCCAAACAAAGCGTAGTATTTAGGAACGGCTGTGTCTGTTGGCGTGGGATATGCCTGTCGAATGAAGTTCACATCTTTGTTCAACAAATACTCATAGCTGCCGTCTGTGTTTATTACCGCCAAAGAAAATGTGGACAAAAAGTCGTCGGGGCAAGCAAGATACTTATTGTTGGCTGTAACTGTGCCCGTTACGTTTTTGCGGATAGATGGAAACTGTATCGTGTTATAGATACGTTGTTCAGCCTGCGTAATAAACCGATTTAACTGAGCCGTAGACGAAACCGTAGACGAGTCCGCAAGCGTAATCGTCGGAAAATTGTTTTCCGTATAGGTTTGTATTGCGGCTACAAGCTCAGTGTAAGTCATGCCATCGGGCCTCGTGCCATCAGACCTTTAGTCGCCGCGCCAGTACCGCGAACTTTGATACCAGTTGTCTTGACTTGTTCATCACCAGCGGACTTGCTGATAGCGCCAATGCTCATATTAACCGTGTCGGCTTTGCTGCGGTTTGGCATAACGCCGGGAGTGGAGGAAATCTTCATTGCCTTACCGTCCATAGTGTGTGGTTCGGCATAGACAGCGGCATTGCCAACTTCTTTACCCATTCGTTTATCGCTGAATTTAGCCATTATTTACCTCGCTGATTTGCAACTTTAGCCATATTACGACCCATACTCATCATCATTTCGTTGGTCTTGCCGCCTTTGGCTAGTTTAGTCATAGGCTTGCCGGGATGAAGCTTTTTCTCATGCTTATGCACGGCTCCAGCCATCATCTTTTTGTCCTGTTTCATGTCCGCTTTGTTCATTTTGAACTCCTAAGTTACAACTACCGTTACTGTACCAATTTCTACCGCTAACACCAAGTTATTTGGCGTTAAAAGAGTGTCAAACCCACTTGCTCCACCAACAGGGTTCCAGCCCCATTGGAAGATTCGACTGCCGCCACCCAACTCACCATCTGCCAGTAAACCTGAAATCACATAACTGCGGTCAGGGCGAGGATTTCTCAAAGCCTGTGGGTCATCCACCGGGTACATCCCCAACTGCAACTGAGGATGGTCTGGATCCCAACACGCAGGACAAACCATTAAGTTATATTCCTTTGTCTTGATGATCTCGGTTTTCAAAGTCTTCAGCTTAAACCGCTGACCACAACGGTCACACTCAGCAATTGCATTCTTGCCAGAGGCGTAACGATTACTCACGCTTACCTCCCAATGTAGGTTTGGCGGGGTACAAGTCTTAAAGCTGCCTTCTCGTGATCTTCGTATGCTGCCAGTTCCCAAGCTTCGTCGTACTGAGACTTAAGAAATGGAATGCGCTCCATGCCAGTAGGGATCTTTCCAGCGATGTAGTACGACAGACCAGCCGCCATACAAGGAATGAAACGAAACGGTACGTCCATGATATTGACACCGCCGCCTGCGTCTTGGGTGCGTCGCAAGCGCCAATACACCAATTGATAGGTCTGGGCATTGTC